TCCCAACTTGAACGGTATACTATATTCGATAGGTTGCCTTTATACTTCTTTGGGTTTTTTGGTTGAAACTTTCCTGAATATGCCATATAAATAATAAAAAGTGTTATAATAAGGATTATTTATATGGAAGCTTTTGATAGATCAACTACTAGAGGTTTAAACGGTGGTGTCGGTACCGGCGTTGCCGGAGGTATGATATTTCCTTCAGATCTTGTTACTGAAGATCAATTTATGTTAATGACAATATACAAATATAAAAGACCCACAAGAGACCAAAAAAATCAAAGAAATAAAATTGGTGAAATTACTTTACCTCTTCCACCTAATTTAGTTGATAATGTATCTGTTAGTTATCAACAGGGTGGAAAATCTTTAGGTCTTATTGGCAATAAGTTTGGTGGAACGGTTGGTGATGCTTTTAATAATGTTAGAAATGGAGCAGATCCTAGAAGCCAAGTTCAGAGTATAGCAGATAAAATAAAAAGTTCTAATGTAGGTCAAGAAGCTGTAGATATTGTTGCTTACTATGGTGCTCAATTTTTACAAGAAGGCGGTGGTGCAGCTGTAGGTGCTCTGGTAGGAGGTCCTTTAGGTGCCGTTGTTGGCGCTGGTGCAACAGAATTAATTAATGGAGCGTTTTATGGTACTGGTGTTGCCAGAAACCCATTTAATGTACAGATGTTTGAAAATGTTAATTTTAGAAGTTTTAACTTTCAATATAAATTTGTTCCAACAAGTAAAACTGATTCTAATATATTAGATGCTATAATAAGAAAATTGAAATATCATATGTTACCATCTTATACAGATAGTTCTAGGACTTTCTTTACATACCCAGATATTTTTGAAATACTCCTTGCAAGTGGTGGTAGTGATAAATATCTTTTCAAGATGCATACTTGTGTCTTAGAATCTGTTAATACAAACTATCAACCTGATGGTGCATTTTATCATAATCTTGGTTCGGCAAAAGCTCCGGTATCTTTACAATTAGATTTACAATTTAAAGAAATGCTTATCCCAAGTAGAGAAGATTATGATCCGGCAGCGTTTAATAAAGAATTACAAGCAGGTGATGCAGTTAAAGAACGGGGACTGAGAGCCGCGAGAGCTCTCGCGCAAGAGAACATCGGGTAATCGCGGCCGGCCGCGACATCCACTACATAAACGAAATGTAATAAAGATCTATAAAAATGCCATTTTATTTTAAAAATTTCCCCACTATTAAATATGATTTAAAGAAAAATAACAGGAACGAACTTGTTAAAAATATTATGTTGCGTTATAAAATTACACAGATAATAAAAAGAAATAGTTTAAATTATTTTAATTATGCTGTGGAAGATGGTGCAAGAGCTGACATTGTATCTGATATACTTTATGATAGACCAGATTTAGATTGGTTATTATATCTAGTTAATAATGTATTTGATACTTATTACGATTGGTCACTTTCTTATACAAATTTAATGAATTATATTAAATCAAAATATGGTAGTGTTCCTACTGCTCAAGGTACTGTTCATGAATATAGGAAGATAATAAATGAACAAAGCGTTTTGTTTGATGGTACTATCATACCAAAGAAAACCTTAAAAATAGACCTCAACACTTTTAATAGTATATCTATCGTTTCAAAAGAATCTATAAGTAAATATGATTATGAAGTAGAGTTAAACGATGAGAAAGCAAACATTAAATATATAGACCCTACTCAATTAAGTAGAGTACTCAATCAGATAGAAGATGTATTAACATAATGGCATTATTAGGATCTCCAGCGCCACAGGCTACTTCAAAGAATATAAGATGGTCTGCTGAAAATGATAGTTGTTACATAATCAACTTCGAAGGTAAAATTCTTAATATTACAGAATTGGTAGTAGAGTTTAGTATATACGAGAATTTATATTCGCACTATTTAACAGGCAGTATAGTATTGTTTGACTCAAATGGTATACTTGAAAAACTACCGATGATAGGTGAAGAACAAATACAAATAAAAGTACAAACAGTAGAACAGAGAAATATAGACTATTTTTTTAGTACATATAAAATAGAAAAAGTACAGACAATAAGCGACAATAATCGTTTAGATAGTATGTTTACTATACAGTTAGTTTCTCCTTATCTTATATCTTCTAATCAAACATCAATAAATAAAGCTTTCATAGGTAAAAGTTGTTCTGAAATTATAAAGAATATTCATGAAAGTTATTTTGAGAAAAATAAATTCACACATACAGAAAAAAATCTTAATTACCTTGTATCCAGCGATATAGATGTTGAAGAAACTGATGGTTTAATTAGTATAGTTTCTTGTGATCGCACACCATTTGATTTAATACAATACTGTGTTAGAAATTCAAGATCGTTAAAATATTCTGATAACGATTTTGTGTTTTATCAAGATTCTGATGGGTTTAAATTAAGGTCTATTAGTAATCTTATGGAAAAAGATTCTGTAGAAGATTATTTTGTTGGGTCTGCTGAAAAATCTACTTCTTTTAAAGCTAACGAATATGAGATAAATGATTATCAATATGTAAGTTCATGGGAGCGATCATTAAATTATGATATAATTAAAAGACAAAAACAAGGTATGTATAATAACACTGTCATATCTATAGATCCTATCTTAAAAAGATATAAAGAACAAAATTTAAAATATGTAGATCCAGAGGTTAGATTTAAACATAATACAGATCGTGAGATAAAGTTCAACACTGAAAAATCTGTATATAAAGAAGGATCACCAGTACATACGAGATATATGGTTTCTAATATCAGCGACAAAATATATAGGGATGAATCTTATTTAAAAGATAAAATTATAGTAAACAATGAAATAAGAGATATTACTATAGCATATCCATCAGAAAGATATAAAATGTTGAATAAACGTATTAGTAAAATGTCTCAACTGAAAACTGGATTGAAGTTGAATATATCAGTTCCTGGTAACAGTGAGTTAATAGTTGGTCAAAATATTAATTTTCATTTTCCACAGACTACTGAAGCATCAGACAGAGAAAGCAACACACAAGAAAACTTTTTGTTTGGTAGAGAAAAAAATGCTAAATTTCTTATTGTAGCATTAAATCATTTGTTTAACGTCACTTCAAAACAGTTTTATACTAATTTGACCATAGTTAAGAATGAATTTGGTAGTGTAATACAAAATAGATCATAGGTTTAAATATGCATAACGTACAAGAATATTTGGGTTATAATTTTATTTGGTTCTTTGGTGTTGTTGAAGATCGCAACGATCCTTTGAAATTAGGGCGAGTTAGAGTTAGATGTTACTCTTGGCACACAGAAGACAAGAAGTTATTATCAACAAAAGAACTTCCTTGGGCGCAATGTGTACAGCCAATAACATCCGCTGCTATTAGTGGCATAGGTAGATCTCCCACTGGACTTGTTGAAGGCTCTTGGGTTTTTGGTTTCTTTATGGATGGCGAAGATGCACAGAGACCTATGATTATGGGTTCAATTGCTGGTATACCTACTGAACTGTCAAATAAAGAAAAAGGTTTTAATTCGCCCAATGGTTTATATCCAGATCTTCTAAAAGAACCGGATATTCCTCGTGCAGCTAGAGGTGAAAAAGAATCTAATCTATCTAATAAGAGTGCGGAAGATGTTGGTCTTATAACTGGATTAAAAGATAGACCTACTCGTGATACACATTATGAAACTAAAATTCTGAATAAAGTAAATGATGTCCCCGAGGCCGTAGCACCAGAAGTAAATTCTATTGAAAATAAAGGCGGTGTAGATTATTCCGCAGATTTTCCAAAATGGAGTGAACCTAATCCTCGTTATGGTGGAGAGACACCAAAAGAATATTCTACAAAGAAAAGATCAGTCTATCCTTTGAATCATGTACATATTTCAGAATCTGGACATGTTACTGAGATAGATGATACTCCCGGCGCTGAAAGAATTCATTCTTTTCATAAAACTGGTACCTTTGTAGAAACACAACACGACGGTACAAGGTCTACTAAAGTTGTAGGAGATGATTATGAAATTGTTGTAAAAAATAAAAAGGTCTTTATACAAGGTTCTATGACTGTTACAATCGTTGGTGATTGTAAATTAAAAGTGGGAGGAAATCACTATACAGAAGTTGGCGGTGACCAATTTGTTACCGTTCGTGGTGATCGTATTACTAAGATACAGGGAAGTGATATTAAAGAAGTATTGACAGACCAACAGACAAACATTGAAGGTAAAAAAGAAGAGCGGGTTGCTAAAGATAGAACTGAACTTATTCAAGGAAATCACGATGAAACTATTCAGAAAAACTATACACAGAAAGTAACAGAGAATAGTGATATACAGATAACGAAAGATTCTTCTCAATTAATACTTGGTAGTCACAGTCTTATTAGTATTGGTCAGATGAATATAGCCACAGGCGATAGTATTGATATAGCGGCGATCGAGAAAGTAAAAATCCATTCAGAAAAAGAAATGGCTATTGATACTACAGCGGGTGATCTATCTATAATTTCAGGACTAACTGATGATAGTAAAGTAATTAATCTTAACCCAGACCCTAAAACGCCAGCGGTATAAGGAGTAAATTATGTCTTGCGGTATAGATTTAGGATCAAATCTGGTAAAATCCTTGACAGGGGGACTTGTAACACAGGTAAAAGGTCTTATTAATACTGGCGCGGGTGCTTTGGCGACCAATATTAATGCATTAAAAAGTTTAGCAAATACACAATTAAATACTATAGCAAATAGTATTCTATCATCTCTACCATTACCAACTAGTCTGTTACCTGCTGCTAGTCTGATATCAGACATGACTGCTTTAATAGCATTGGCAAATAATCCAGCAGCATTTGCATCCCAAATTACAAATATTATTAAAACATATGGTGACATTCCTGGAGTAGATATACAGGGATTAGCAACAGACATTTTATCAGGAAAAATAAATCTTGATAATGTGTGTTCATTAGTACCCAATGTAGAAAAATTAATAACTGGCGAGATAGTAAAGAAAGGTATAATACCTGTACCACCAACCTTGCCCGTATTAAAACTACCTGAACCTCCCGAATTACCTAAGATAGAAACTGTTTTGGCTGGTGCAAAGATAGATCTAGAAGCAGGTTTAGCTGATTTATTCGGCGAAGATGATGATTTAGAAGGAGAATAAGTAGATGTCTATTCCAATACACAGAGATACCGATTCAAGAGTTTGTGGTGCTACAACAGTAGTAGAAAATCAATCATCTGTATTTGCAAATGGATTATTAATTGCTACATTTGGTGATCCAAATAGTCACGGCGGTGGGGGTTTAATCGCCGCATGTAATAATGTTTATATTAAAGGAATCATTGTATGTAACCATTCACCAGATTCTGCTAGTGCAGACAGTATTTGTCCCATACCTCCTCATTGTAATCCAGCTACAGCTAGTGGAAGTTCAAACGTGTTTGTAGGGGATTAATATGCTGTTGAACAGAAAAGTATTAGTTTCACTTCGTGTATTTTACTATATGCCTGATTATAGAGATCTAATACAAGAATTCATGTGGCAAACAATGGATATAAAACCAAAATACCCAAGAGTGAATAAGTTTTTAAATTATTGGAAAGAAAACATTGAGGCTGTTATAGCAGACGTAGAGATGGCTGAAATGGATAAAAAACCAAAATACCGTTCTGTTGACGACATCTTTAAATATTAATAATAAATAAAAGAAAAAAAGAGTTTACTTATGGTAGCATTTAATTCCGGAGCTAAACACCAAATTCGTAATGAAACGATATTTACTGATTTGGGTTTAAATTTTATACCACATCCAGTAACTAAAAATGTGCCTGTATTAAAGAATGAAGTCGCTATAAAACGTGCGGTGAGAAATTTGATATTAACAAACTATTATGAAAGACCTTATAATCCTGGATTTGGAGGCAACATTACTGCCTACTTATTTGAAAATTTTACACCTATTACTAAAGCTAGTATTGAAAGAGCTATACAAGATGCCTTTGAACAATATGAACCGAGAGCAGATCTAATAGACGTTACGGTCGTTCCAAATCCAGATTTGAATGGTCTTGTTGTAAATATAACTTTTAGTCCTTTAAACACTAGAGAAGTAGATCAACTTTCTTTTACAGTTGAAAGAATCCGATAATGGCAACAAAATCTGTATTAAACGTTTCTGAACTAGACTTCGATACTATTAAATCGAGTCTAAAAACATATTTAAGAAGTCAAACCGTATTTTCGGACTATGATTTTGATAGTTCTACCATGTCTATATTATTAGACTTACTAGCTTATAATACTTATCATAATTCATTCTATCTTAATATGGTTGGTAATGAAATGTTCCTTGATTCAGCGCAGTTAAGAAATAGTGTTGTATCTCGCGCAAAGATGTTAAACTATGTACCAAGATC